GTGCATGGGCACGATCCTCGGTCAAGAGGCATTGGAGTCAGCTTTTTCGACGGCTGATGCCGTGACCTCAACAGGGCTCGTAGAAGCCCCTGTAAGCCCAGACAGCGGCGACATGGGGTCAGGTATGGCTTATACGCCCAGAAGCCGCGAGTGGGCGTCTGAGGGCCAGTATGAGGGGAGCGTGCTTTTCTCTGACTTGCCTCCTTTGACGACATGGTGGATTGATGGGGAGCCTGATTGGTCAAAAGATGACTTGTATGTGCATGATTGGGGTTATTCTTCTCGTGTTGTCCCTAATCCTGGGGTGATGTCCTTGGGTATTTTCTGGCTTCTAACCAAGAAAGGCCGTAATCGTGGCTAAGAAATCTGCGACATCTGGTGGTCTTCGTAAGTGGTTTGGTCAGAACAAGGGCAAGGGCTGGATTGACTGTAAAACCGGTAAGCCTTGCGGGCGTAAGTCTGCAAGAGGGGGATCGAAGCGTCCTTATCCGGCCTGTAGGCCAACCAAAGCCCAGTGCACAAGTGCTGCGAAACGCAAACGCGGCTCTGCACGCATCTCTTGGAAGAAAAAATGATCTCAACACTATTGCTGGCAGTCGCATCGAGTGGTCCGCCCTCCGACCCTGATGCTGTAGCTATGTGGATTGACGACCTTGGTCGGCTGACGCCGTTTGGTCGGACGTTCGATGTCTACATTCAGACTGGGTTTGATCCTGACTTCTCCTACCCCAACGGTGATCCACGCCGCCCGTACATGATTGGTTGTACCCGTGGCAACGAGTCGCCAGCCCGTGCATTTAGTTGGGCAATCGACGGTGACGTATTCAAGAATCACAGACCTGACAGCGTCTACCCTTGGTTGGAAAACTGCCAAGAGTGCATCGACTACTGGAACCAAGACACCGGGATTCTCTGCCCCGAAGCAGGTGAGTATTGGGAGTGCATTCAAGCCAACCCCTACCAGCGGTGGATGTATCTGGGCATGAATTTCACCCCGATCAACTGGGTGTTTGAAGGCCCACAAGGATGCTGCCCACGAACGGCTGACATGGTTGACCTCGATTACGCATGGTGTGACTCATGGATTCTGCATGGGCCACTCGGTAAGAAGTACGGCAACCAGAATCAATACCGCTATCCGATGGTGCAGCAGCAGCACAAGGATCTCATTACCCCACACCCAACACTGAACAAAGTAATCAAGGTTTGGGAGCCATTACCTGTAGGTGAGATTCCAAACCAGAGGTGTTGCTCGTCCCCATCGCAGAATGACTACGGCGACCTGATTCGATGGGACGCAGACGTTGATTGGATGAGTGAGAAGTGGCCCGGTTCGTTTCACATCGCTCGGTTCACTGGTCCCAATTCCTTCGCGTCTTCTGGCGTTGTTCGCTTTGCTTGTGGCAACGACCACCCGTGTGAACCGTCGCCATACCAAGTTTGCTACTACCCGGATAACTCGTGCCCATCCGACCTGAATGAAGATGGTGTGGTTGGGTTCCAAGACTTGTTACAAGTGCTGGGTGATGTGGCTGGTTATCGATACCACTACCAGACAAACAATGGTTTCAACGCTATTGTGAAAGTCCTATCCGAATGGGGTCAATGCGATGGCTAAGAAAAAAGGCACAATGAAGGGGATGTCCGTGAAAAGCGGGCACAAGCGTCCGACCTCCAAAGGAGCGGGCATGACCAAAAAGGGCGTTGCCGCGTACCGACGACGCAACCCAGGGTCAAAGCTCAAGACCGCAGTCACTGAGAAGAAACCAACTGGTGCGAGGGCGAAGCGTCGGAAGTCGTATTGTTCTCGTAGTGCGGGTCAAATGAAGATGCATGGCATCAGTTGTTCCAAGACACCTAAGAAGCGTATCTGTGCTGCTCGTCGAAGATGGCGGTGTTAGTATGCACGGGAAGGGATGCAAAATGTACGGAAAGCCAAAAGCAACCGGTAAAGCCAAACCAGCTCGTCGCCGCCAACAAGCGGCAACTGCTATCAACATGAAGAAGAAGGGCATGAAGCCCAGAAAGAGGAAGTAATGCCTGGTCACAGCAAGAAAAAGAAGATGATGAAGAAAACCAATGGCAAGCTCACTCCTGCTCAGCAGAAGTTGCCACCTCGCATCAAGCAAGCCATTTTGAAGAAGAAGAAAAAAGGTAAGAAGTAATGGCTAACTTCAACTCCACTCTCGAAGCGGGTAGGTCCGGCAGGGCTGATCCAACTTCACTTGGCGGCGACAAGCTGCAAACGTTTCACGCCTACAGCACCTACACGCTGGATGCTTCTGAAAACGTTGGAGATACCCTGACGCTCTTTCAGCTTCCTGAGAACGCAATTTTGCTTGACTTCGTGTTCGTTGTTGAAGCTCACACGGCTGCGGTGCAATACAAGGTTGGGGATTCGGGAGACGACGACCGTCTGTTGACTGCGTTCTCAGCTGCCTCCGCTGTAACCAAACGAGCATCTGCCGACAACCTTCCAGCCATTGGATATAAATACTCGGCTGACACGTCGATCCTTGCTACGTTTGCCGGTGCTGACCCAGCAACGATCTCTGGCACTCCGACTGTGCATGCCTACGCGACTTACATCATCCCGCGTGCTCAATCTAATTTTGGTAATTACATCGACTGATCGACTGCACAGCAAACTTGGGTATTGATATTACGTAGTCCATTGTCTCTTGCTCAGGCTTCAATCCGCCTGCAATGACAACGTGCGTGTCGCTTTCATGTACCAAGAAGCCGCACTGCCAGATGTCCTGTGGCGTGGGCAGGTCTGTCTTTTCAACTTCAGCGTTGGGTGAGGGTTCGCATGAATCTATCCAGTGCACAATGACTGGCTCTACATACGCTCCAAATGCGCGGACCACTCTTTCGAGGTGGCACGACTTACCCTTCTTCCCAGCTCCACTTCTCCTACCAGAATTGCGGCTCCCCATTGGGTGACATCCTTTCTTGCCATGTATTCTGGTTGCTTGTCTCCAAATCCGATTGTACCGACGTTGGAGTAGAAGTGAGGCAGGAGTACCTTACTGGTCCGTTTGGCCTGTGTGACCCCTACAGGGCGGTGTGTGTGCCCTCTGACGGTCAGCCGCCACGGATGTGACCCATTGCAGTAGTTGATCTGCAAGCCCTCCAGCTCGTCAGAATTGGCTGCTACGTCAAATCCGTGGAAAAACTGGACCTGACCGAGGTTGTAGACGCATTTTTGAGATTTGATGTATGGGTATTGAGCCCATCTACGGAATTCTTCGCCAAAAGCTCGGTGCTCGTTCCAGTGAACCAGTGATCTAAGCCCTCTAGGAACCCTCCTGGGGTCTGGTTTCATCACGTTGTCATCGTGATTGCCCAGCGTCCACACGCATACTGGGTCGTCAGCCTGCTCCCGACAGTCAGCTAAGAAGGCACTGGCCTCTGCGTACTCGTCGTACAGGTCATGGTCTGACTCAGATTCGTGGACAGATGCAGCTTCACCATCAATAAGATCGCCTAGACACACGAGGTGCGTAGGCTTGTGTTCTGCGATTTTGTCTAAGAGCCAACGAATCCCCGCCTTACTTGCGTAAGGGTGATGGACGCAAGAAAAAGCAAGGAATCTGGCGGTGGTCATCATCTCACCATTTTTGACCGCGTGACTTTAGCCAGCCCCATGCGTAGGGTCCGGTGGCGGCTCCAAAGACGTAGGAGGAGAGGACGACGGCGATGACGGTTCCAATGTCGGACATACTGTTTTCCTTAGCTTCTTGAAAGAGAGAAAGACTGATACGGCTGCTAGTACGCCGCTAGTAATCGCTGCTGGCAATATAAGCACCTGATCGTACTTTTGAATTGTATAAGTAAGCAAGACCAACCCGATCCCAACTAGAAATGGTAGCTGGCCCCTCAAGGGCAACATGAGGAATCGGCTGATAGTCATCAAAATCAGGCCGCCCAGGATACCCAAGCTGCCTACCCAAACCAGTGGACTCAATGTGGGGTCCACCTGACTTGCATCCGGCAAGGGTAGCGACGATGAGGACGGCACAAGCGATTGCCGCTGGCACGAGGAGGCTAAAAGCAACGGAACGAAGGCAGCAAGCCCCAGATTCACTGCTGTTCCAACGCTTCCAACCTTGACAAGATGCGTTCTTGCATCCTGGCAACGGTTTCGAGCTGTGCGATGGTGACTGCTTGCGTGATAGCCAATTCATTGATTTTCCCCTGTTGATCGGAAAGCATCTTGTATAGCCCGCCAATACACAAGACAGTCGTGCAAACAATGCCGACCCAATCACGGTTAGAGAGCCGGACAATGTTGCTCATCAGATCACTTTCCCGATGCATTCAACGTCGCCTGTCACACCTGCGGCGGCAGTTTTCACAAGAACAATCACTTGGTTGCAGCCGTCCAAATCGTAGGAGTGAGCGTCTAAGTCCGAGGCTGTGTATTCGTACGTGCCGTCACTAATATCGGTTGAAGCATCTACAAAAGTAGAGTCAATGTCTCCCGCTTTTGACAGGAGACGCTGCCAGATCCCAACGCTTCCTTGGTTGGTTGTCTCGGTGTTGTCTTGTGTACCAAGGGGTGCAACGGTTCGACCAAACACTTGGAGCACAGGGTCGGTAGACATGGATTGCCCAGCTGTGTACCGCACGCCCAGTCGCAGAGTCGTTCCAGTAGGAATCGAGATGAAGTGCGGGGTGCTTGATGGAGAGTCTCCATACGGATCTGGCGTTCCACTGTTGTCCTGTGATTCGAGATCACCGTTGACTACTTGCCAAAAGCTTGCGATTTGACAAGGGCGAGTAATTTCGCTCGCATGAACCAGATCAGTAACTGCCTTCTTTGTGCTTCCAAAAGCCATTGTTAGTCCTCGATATCAAGAGGGTCGTATTGCTCTTGACTTTCCTGTTGAACAGTGTAATCGCCGCTCACGATTTCGTGTATCCAGAGCCCGATTGAACGACGGCCCTCCTCGAAGGCCATGAGAGTTGGGTTATCGCGGAACGTGGTGTTATCCATGCTGCATGCCTTTCGGATGCCTTCAAGGGCTTTTTTACCCTCGTCGGACGAGAACACGTTCTTGATTGCTTGAATTTGCTCAAAGTTGCTGTGCATCTCGTATGTCCTTCGCGGCAGCGGCAGTATTTCTTGCTGCCATTGCTTGTTGCTGGATCTGTTGTGCCTGAGCAACCTGCTGCTCCTGCTGAGCTCTCGCCTGTCGAATTTGAGCAACTTCCTGTTCCGTTCGCATCATCTTGGGGTTTACGCCGTTAGCAGCCATGATTGTTCGCACGGCAGCATCAGCGTTGATGTTATCAAACACGCCTGGGTTGGCCTGTAGAAGGGGAAGCACCACTTGAAGGGACTGCAAAAATGCTTGCGATTCAGCTGAACGCTTGGAGTTAGCCATCGGGGATCGGTACTCAATGCTGAGCCCTGTACCTTTGAGCTCTTCCGGCGGCTCAGGAAGTGCACCTTTGGACCTCATGTAAGAGTATGTAAACTCGATGATTGGGTTCAGCCATTCGGAATACAGCCGAGAAAGGACGGGGGCGGCAGACATGAGCCCTTGCTGCCTACGTTCAATAATCTCAGTAGCTGTCATCCGGTCATTCATTGGCAACGTCAGCTTGTCGAGGAAGAACGCCTCTTCGATACGTTGCTCCTGCTTCTCAAGCAGTGCCTGCCCGACTGCTGGATTTGCACCGGACACCAGCGGCTGAGGCACTTCTCTCGTGCCAGAGCGGTAGTAGAGGATCGAGCCAGGGGACGTTCGGATTGGACCTTCTACGCTGTTTGAAGGGACCATCAGGGGTGGCCTAATCGCCAGCTCAGCTGCTTCGAGCAGTGTTCGTGACATCGCGTTGGCAACCTTGATGCCTGGAAGCACCTGCATCGCCGGACCCCGACCGTACATTTCCTCGGCAGCTTTCGACCACCGTGGCACGAGATAGGGCATACGGTCAAAGCCAGACTCTCTTACCACGTGCTTGTTTGCTACTTCAACGTAGATACTGGCAAACGCCTTGTTGGTCACGTCAAGCTTGTAGGGGTCACGCTCCTGCCGCTTGTAGATGGCGTGGACGAACTCGATCTCGGCGTCAGGGTTGTAGCTACCAGAGTTTTCGTCTGCTGCTCGCAAAGTCTCGTCGGACAGCTCGTCACCGAAAGTGTCCAATGCATCCCGCAAAGACATCTTGAAGTTTCGGTAGCACTCCGTCACGACGCCAGACTCGTTCTCCATGACGTAGAAGTTTGAAAGCTGTCTGGTTTGGAAGACGAGGTGGTCGCCTTCAGTGTTCAGGTACATCACAGCTGTACCAAAGGACACAAGATCAAGGAACAACTCGTGACTGGATACAGCAAACTGAGACTTGTTTGAGTCAAAGTAGTCCAGCATGACCGTGGTTGCTTCGTGCAGATATCGCCTTACTGACTCTCGCTGCCCGACTTTGTGATCCGAAGTGGTGAGCATGAACCAACGGGTGCTAGTGTTTGTCAGCATGCCAGACAAGGCTGCTGCCAGACTTTGGGCTGCGTTGGGAGCTGTGTCGTTGAAAATCTTGTTACGCCGCTGCTCACCAGACGAATACTCGTAGGAGAACTGGCGTGTTGGCAGGGTTAGGTCCGCTACTTCTTGCCAGTGATAGTCCCAGTTAGACCTATATGTCTTGGCTTTTTCAAACCTCGCAATAACCATGTGTCCCAAACTCATTGCAACAAACCTCCGCCTTGCTCGTCTTCAACCCCACCAAGGATTGAACCGCCGTAGCTAAACCCGCCCTCAGCAACTTTTGCCCTTGAAATGTCTCCAGATCGCAACTGTTGCAAAAACTTTTCGGTGGCTCCCTCTTCCAAAGCCGCAGCACGCTCGGCATCGAGCCGTTGACGTTCAAGACGGGCAGCATCTCGTTGGGCTTGATTTCTGCTAATTCCAGCCATAAGGCCAGAAGTAGCTGCACTCACGCCCGCGTAAATGAGAAGCGAGAATGGATCAATAATTGCAAGGACTGGCTCAATCATCTGTGAAACTCCTCAAGGGGGTCGTAATCGTAGTTGTCTACAAACTCCTGATTTGGAGTGTCATATTCGGCTTCGGACTCAGCGTATCGCAGCATCATAACGGCGTATCGAGTTGCGGATTCGATGTCGTCACGCTCAGGCACAATCCTGCCGTCCTTGCGGTGGAGCATCCTTTTTTCGTCGAACCAGTCCGACAGGTTTCGGAACACCTTGAACCGCCCAGTCCGCATGCGTTCCAAAATCTCCATTGTGATGGGCTCTCTAGCTTGACCGCCACCTTTGATGTCGTCGTAGCGTGCAGAGAAAGGCATCATGTTGACACCGTGCTCCTCATACTGATCTCGTAGAGCCTTACCTCCGCCCTTGTCACGGGTCATGCCGTCGTGAGGCCAAGCGACGGGAATCCAGTCGCCACGGGTATTGATTGCTTGCGAGTGGTACGTGGCAGTCTCACCTGCTTTTCGGTAGCAGTCTGTGACGTACACCGTGTCCGCGTCCGCGTCGTATGCGATCCATGCTGCCGCGGCTGGGTGGTCGATGCCGAAGTCGATTCCACAAATGCGGCGGAAGTGGCTGGGTACTGGGAATGGATCGCAAGCTATCTCCTCATCTGGTACGGGGTATACGCCGCCGGAGCCCATCATTGGGACGCCCTTGGCACGAGTTTCACGTTCGTGTTCTGGGAATGACTTGAGCAGTCGCTCCCTTTCGTTCACGTCCAAGTGGGGCGATTCATCCCACGTAGCGGTTGAGTAGTAGATTCCAGGCCCACCGTCAACAAAATGTCGGATCACGTCAGACATACCAAACAGTGGAGTCCGAGTAAACAGAACCATGCCGCTCTTGTCGATGGTACGGGTCTGGGCTTCCGTGAAGATCATTTGATCGGTTGGTTCTTCGTCAAGCCAAACGCCATGCCGAGAGACACCCTGAAACTTGACGTTCCCCTGCTCGTAAGACTTGAATGCAAGCTCTGAGATACCACCAGATGCATGCTGAACCTTTACCACATCAATAACGTTCTGCACACCACACTGACGGAAAGAAACCTCTTTGATACAGCTCTTCGGTATCCAGCCCGTGCCGCTTGGGCTCTTCGTACCTTCTTCCATGCCGCCGAGCAGTGCAAACTGGCACACGTCTCTAGTCAATTCGTTAGTCGGACCTGCAACAATCCAAGAGGTAGGAGTCTTGAACTTGCGTCCTTTCCACCACTCTGGGTAAAGACCGGTCAGGTGAATAGCAACTTCAGCTGCCGCCGTCCGAGTTTTGCCGGTTCGGTTTCCTGCAATGATCGCACGTTCAGGGTTTTCTACACCCTGATTATGCCACTCAGCTTGCCAGTCGTAAGGACCGCCTGCACTCCCAGCCGAGGCAAGTCCCCCGTACTCCGTAGTGATACGGTTGGTGTTGTGAATTTTTTCTAGCTCTTCAGCCAGAGCTAAAAACTGGGAAGCAACGTCAGACATCAAACAGTGCCATCCAACTTCTGGATCGTGAAGTTATACATCGCACCTGTGTTCAAAATTTGCGAAATCTTGTAGACAATGTGGGGGAAGAAGTCAGTTGTCGTAGAGATTGTTTTCACACCTTGAATTCCAACAACTGTCGCTCCAAAGGGGTTGGGTCCTCCGATGCCGGAGGTTGGCCCACAAAGTGGGTTGCGTTCGTTGTTCATGTTTCCGGTCAGACCGGTTCTTACACCCTCTCTAGGTGAAAGAGGGTGTCCACCGTCATCAGTGATGATGTTGGTCAAGGTAAAGTTTGCATTTGAAGTGTGGTTCGCAGCCCCTGTAGATGCGTTGTTGGTCAGGTATGGGCCGCAAACTTGGATGTTAGTAGGCAATGCACCTGGGTTTACCATGAGTCCACCTACGCAGGTTATGTAATACGTACCTGGCTGCAACGTCCATTTGTTGCTGCCAGGGGTGACTGTCACCCAGTTGGTGTTGTTCTGAAACACGTTGTAGTTGTCAGCCCCCTGACCTACGTTGTCACTGATAATTAGGTCTTGAGTAGACAAGACATCCTGGCCCCCTGGGGACAAAACCTCAGCGTGTGCAGAGAATTGTGCAACACGGAACCCAGCCAACGCCTCGACAGTGCGTTTGTTGACTGCATCTTTGTCACCAGTAGATCCGGCACGAGGATCTCTAACGTTGGTGATTTGCGTCTCTTGAGACATCGTAAGAGAAGAAAACCCTTGAGTCGCACCTTTCTTGAATATGGCAAAGTTTGCACCTCCAACTTTGACAAAAAGATTGTCGTCATCGCCAGCCGATGAGACTTGCTGCAAAGCTTGATATTGGAAGCCACCACGGGTGTTCTGGCCTTGATTGCCAAAGAAGATCGCACCATTCCTCGTGGCATTGTCAGTGTCAGGGTTTGCGAAATAGATTGTCATCCCTGTAGCCCCAGTGGCGGGCGAGTCCAAAATCAAAGTGTCGGCAAGAGCATTAGGCGTTGTAGTTGTAGCACCTCCAGAACCCTCTAAGATGTGCAACGTTCCAAGGGCTTGGTCGTGGTTTACTCGGAGGCCAACTTTATTACCACTTGCTGCTCTTATCTGACCATCTACCCCAAGAATAAGGTTATTGTTGATCGTGACATCTTTGGTGTTTGCAGTGCCAAGCACCACGTCGCCTGTTGCGGTCAAATCCCCGTTCGCGGTAATGGCGGCGTGGGTAACGCTGTCAGTCGTGTCGAGAGTCAACGCTGCACGTACTTGTGCTGCTGTCTTCAGGGCATAAGCGTTAGACGCAGTTGCAATGAATTTATTGTCCGCTTCCCCATTTGGGTCTGGGACGTTGAGGGTGTTGCCTGGACCCACTCCAGCAGCCTGCTCAACCGCTAAGACGCGGGTCTTGAGTGCGTCGTGCGTAGCTTTATTGATGGCATCGTTGCTGGCTGTAGCTTCTGCAACGTTGACAATCCGTTTCGACTCTGCGTCAAAGGTTGTGCCGTCTGTTGTGTCTACGCTCAACGACTGCTGCATCAGGCATACTTGCCGGTCAAAAGCCTCTTCGATTGATTCAGCCGGAAACACCCCAGTCGTCGTCAAATCCAGAGATTGCGTCTCAGGGATGACTCGATTGATCTTTACCACAGTCCCGTTGCTAAGCCCGCTGTTGAATGTGACCGTGCCGCCACTGGCATCACCAGCTCCAGATACTGTGTATACGGACGTGGAGATAAGCGTTTCAGTGCCACTTTCGTTGTGCAACACCTTGAGATCGGTGTCGGCAAAGAAGCGGAATGGCACAGCAAAAGCCGTCTGACTTGCCGTGCTGGTGTAAGAAACACTCTGTTGTTCACTCGTGAGGGTCATGGGCTTGGCTCCGTATCAATAGAATCGGCATCAGGGTCAAAAGTAGGCAAATCTCCGCCTTCGATTGTAATCGTTTCTCGTCTTGGCTCCAGTGATGCAGCCATGAAGACAAGCTGGTGCAGAAGAATGAAGGATTCGGTGAATACACGTGCCCCGTCTTGTCCGCCTACTTTGTGTGTAATCAATCCTGCAAAGGTAAGAAATCCAGAGGTTAGTGAAACAATGTCCTCGTCAGTCAGCTCTTCACCATTTTGGATTTTCTCGACTGTAGCAAGCACGTCTTCGCCTATTTCCTTGAAGTTTTTTATCATCGCAGCAACTGGCAGGTCACTGTCGTAAGTAGACATTTCGCCTTCTTCAATCAGGCCAATAGCTTCGCCCACTTCGATTGCGGGGGCTCGTGTTGCACCTGCTGCACCTGCAAGCTGTGCAGTGGGTCCAGGGATCATTGCTCCGCCTGAAGACATGATGTCAATCGCACCTGTTCTCAAAAATTGAGAAATACTTTCGGCATCGAATCGTGCTCCAGCTGGTGCGGGATTGCCACGAAGCTCTTCGTCAACAGCTGCGATTGTTGCTCGTGTCAAATACTTGATACCCGCTGCGATCATTGCAGCGTTAGCCACTGCGTTCATTGCCTGAAGTGGCCTGCCCGTCACGCTGTAGTTTCTAATTTTTGAAACAGCAGATTGGAACACCGAGACAAGACGCATGTATGGGTTCTGCCTTGCCTGCGTCACCATTGGCGTGTTGAAAATAGGATTTGGCATTGGCTGACTTTGCCCAGCAATCGGGTCAAACCGGCCTGCAACCATTCGTCCAAACAACGGGTTTTTCACGAGAGCTAGATCAAGCTCTGACAGACCTTTGCTGTTCCTTGGTACAGCCATGTCAAAACCAGCTGCTTCCATATCACTGATAATTCTTTTTACTGTCCCAG